TGGAGGCAAATCTTACTTGGTGTGTAGTGAAATGTCATAGGACTCATATCAATCCACATCAAACATAGTTTGTCTAACTCTTCTTTGGTCCATTCGTGTGTTCTTCGCGGACGTGTTCTATACGCGTTTTCTAATTTGGACATGGTTGAATAATTGTATTAAATAATAATTGTATTAAACAATGAATTTATTTAAATCAAATTTTTATATATAGCTATACACCTATAGCACAAGACCAAATAAGTTAAAAAATTGATACTTTATTATTTATTATGTATATATTTAGCAATACGAACGAAGACAATTGGATGCCCCCTATAGTAAATAAACTATTGTGTAAATGTGAAAATTGCAAAAGGGAACCCAAGTTTTTAAAACACACATATAAAGACTTTCAACCCGAGAATCGTTCGTGGAAAAATAAAACCATATGGTATCCCAATCCACGTTATATTCATAATCGTGCTATTATACGCAAAGCAGGAACACTTGACCCAAATCCAAATCGAATTATCTTATCCACATATCGTGGATTCCGGATTTCCATACCTGCATCATTTAACCTACCGAAAACATTTCATCACGATAAAGTAATAACAGACTATCATCAGTATATTGATGATTACTATCAACACAATGACAATATCATGAAAAGAGAGATGGCATTTCCGTATCATCATTCACTGATTCAAATGTCGTTATTACTATCATCAACACGTTTCATCCATAATGCGTATGGAATGTATCGACCCTGTAATCTACGACCCATACATAACGTAAAGCCGCTGACATCGATAACAATGTTAAAACCGAGACAACGCGCAATATTAGTAGGTTTTTCAGGAATAACTGGACTTTTAATACCACGTCTTTTAGATCAAGCACCATATTGGAAAAGACGCACATTTGAGTCAATGGGCACGCATATTGTTCGACGCATACATTCTCCGATTGCGTGCGAAATTATGTTAGATAATCGATATAGTGATTTCATAACAGAGAACAACGCTTTACGTTGTGAGCTCAATGATGTTCCATTCAATCGAGCAAGACGATTACTGCGTGTTGTATATTATGATGGTCATACATTGGCATCATTGAAGAAAGATATTGTCGATTTTAAAAAAGGGAAAATATCGATAGACACTATCTACAATAATCAAACGTATCGATATTTATACACATATTGGTTCTATTGTCTATCAGAATCAATGCGCTTTCATAAACAAACTAATATTGAGAGACGACAAAAATGTTTGCCGCGAGAATCCATGTTTCAAAAAACAAAACGTATTATTCGTATCATAACGGAATTTTCAGAAATGCTTTCGCCTGATATTGTATTTATAATGAAAACGAATCGATTAGCCTATATGATTAAAAATACACAATTACGTCTTTCGAAAGATGGTTGTTTTGCGGCATTTCTTGCATTTTCCAAATTAGAACCTTCGATGATTGATGATATGATGGCACCAATAATTGGCACACAATATACGGGTATCGAACAAATGTCTGAAAATAATGACATACGAACGAATTGGATACCATCAAAAGATCGTGTATTTGGTGATTTAATGTTGAAATATCGCAACCATCTTCCAACAACAGCAAATGTCAATAATATTGTTTGTCGTTATAATTTTGCTAATAAACTAGTTGAAAACATCGACGATGATTAAATAAATAAACGTATGAAAATATTGTTTGTTGTTTTCGTATAATTATAAAATATACTAAAACAAAAATACTTAACGTGAGCCTATTGCTGCCGATATAGCAGCTACCGGTGCAAGCGCAGGAATAAATGTTGCCGCAACGGGAAGTATCCGTTGAACGACAGGAAATACTTTTCGGATAACCCTGCCTATCCTAAGTTTTTGTTCAGGGGTTTCAGTTGAGAAGTTCAAATGCATGTTTGTATATACTACACGAATATTTTATTTTTATGTAAAAATAAAACGCATTACAATGTTTTGATATCGTAGGAAACTCGTCAGAGAGTTGGTTGGGATGTTCTAAAGGCACTTCGTGTAAAAATAAAATATTGTTGTTAAGCATATTTACAAACGCTGTTAGTATATTAATTTCAATGATATTTGCCTTTGAACACAGTCTGTGTAATTCTACTTATAATTGATACATATTCTTAAGTTTCTTAGCATATTCTTCGATGACATTCAAATAAATCGCTTTCGCCTCGGTACAAAATGTGTTTTTTGAACTGGGGTCAATATCGTCCAATATTTCACAGAATACTGTGTCAATTCTATTTTTGTTTGATGAACCGGGTGTAGCATCTATTCTCAACCAATAATTGCTAAATGATTCAGCAGAACTTCTGGTAATACCTGTTCCTCGCATATCAAATGGAGCATCAACAATGAATCTTTTTGCGTTATTGATAATTGTATCCAAACTCTCTTGAGATGGATTTTTCATAAATAATCTATACATTAGTTGCATTATCTAAGATGGATGTATAGATTATACACATAATTAAATATGTATCAAATTTTTAATTATAATCGATTACGAACTATTGCTTATAATTCGACGCGCGTTTGTACGTATTCGAGATGGTCTAATTATTTTTTTACGGTCAGTTCTATATCTGCGAACTGATTTTTTTCGTGGACGCACACTTTGTTTTTTACTACTACTGCTGCTGCTGCTGCTACTAAGACTACTGCTGCTAAGACCAAGACTGTGTTTCAATGCACCCATCCTTTTACGAATGCAACGAATAATATACGTATCAAAATTACTTGCTTCTAGTAATTGATTGAATTCTTCTTGTGTATAATCACTTATAAATGATTTATAACCAGCTTTATTTTCAATTGCTGGAATACCATCAGGTAATAAATTAATTTTTTTAGAATATATATTCACAAATACTGATAAATTGCTTGTCCAAGGTTGAAAATCACTGCAAAAATCACGATACTTTGAAAGATAATCATCATTGCTAACTAAATTCATAAAATATTGTTGTCCATAAATATTATGTATTTTTTTCATTATATTCAAGTATTCGGACAACGTTTTTGGATAACCCAATATAAAACTGGTATCTCCTGGAAATTTAATACACGCAAATTTCTCAATATCTATATTTTGAGAAATAACCCCTACAGCGTTTATTAATTTTACATCATATACATTCCCATTATGAAAACGACTAAAATAAATTATTTTTAATAAAATAATAAGCGATATCATTAATTTTCTAAATTCGGCTGATTGTATAATATCACATTCTTTCTCTTGTCTGCATACTATGGTGGGTGAGTTTTCGTCGATTAGTTCATTGATACACTGAGGTATTTCAGATGCGTCATTAACCATACCTAAACAATACTCGGAACAATTATTATAATCGCGCAAATAATCTGTTAATGACATTATTACCTTATATCATATTTCAATATTATTTTGCAGATTTTCGTTTACAGTAAGAAATTATATTAACCCTCGCAACCTGTGTTCAAGAATTCATTATATAAATTTTTATTATGTATAAAAATTTGAAAATATCATTTCATAGAACAAAACCATCAAATAAATACAGAATTCTATCTAATATCATGTTGGAACGTTTGAAAGACGAATCATTCCCGATTTTGTGTATAGAGTTAATCCTGCTGGTTATATGTGTAGCGACAAATAGAAGATGTGTATCAAGAATGCAAAATGTGTTTATTTGTGTAATTGCGTATTGCGCTTACACATATTCATTCTTGGTTTGGTATTTCATTGCTACCATAACAATACTTGTAGGAATCATACTCTTATTCGATCTTTATTTCAACAAAGTCAAACCACTAAAGTGGAGCGGGTGTTATTCAGGAAATTACAGTGATTTAGTTAAGAACGACAAAATTATGGATGGTTGTACAATATGTGCACTAACATTTGATGAATTTTCTCCTACAACACAAGTTGTCGCACTGAAATGTAGACACGCCTTCATTGATGATGAACTCATTCATAAATGGTTGAATATTCACCGGTTATGCCCAACATGTAGGTGTAAGGTTTGATACGTTCCGCTTTACATTAATCGCGAAGCATAATCATACATATTTGTCAGTGTCTGACGAATATAGGCTATCAATGTATAAATGAAACCAATACCAAACGCATTCATTTTTTTAAATATGCGGTCCATCATAATAATCATAGTATTGATAAATGTTTTTATACCGAATAAAACTGTAAAAAAATACCGATTATGGACAAAATACAAGGGGCTCTTTTTATTAAATTTTTGAGATAGTTTTTGAAAATGTTCTATAGCAAAGGGTTGTATTTTATAGGATAAATACTGCATCCATCCACATTTTCCACTAACACCACCTTCTTTAAAAATCTGCAGTCTTTCCGGTGTATAATAAGGAACATACGGTAAAAATTTATTAGCAACAAGCTCACCATCGATAAATACATCTAAATTTCGATTATCCATAGCGACAATTAGACAAAACCATCGTTGCATTGGAATATTTTTAACTACACATCGTTCAACATTCAATTTTCCATTAATCAATGGAAATGTGGTTACTTCAATAATCATATCATTTGTTTTATCATCAAAATACATTTTACAATTTTTTCCCCAATCAATGATATTTTTCTTTTGACCATACCGATAATTCCAATCTTCAATATTGAACCACGATATAAATGACCAGCATAATCCTTCACCTGGTTTACTCAATGGTAATTTTGCTTCACTAAACGCCTCGTTTTTTTTCATTGATTTTATTTTAGTTATAATTGTAGGAGATGATTTTGATAAACTCGCACCTGCTAATATAATGAGAAATAAAATATAAAGAATTAAAATAACCATCGCTATTTTTATAAATATATGGAAATACTGTTTAAAAGCATCCATATTTAAATTACTCAATCCAGATATACGTGGTTTTTTGTCAATACCGTCTATTCCATCAACACCATCTATTAACTTGGAAGATGGAAATTTAAAGCCTACATTATGTGGTTTAGTCGGTATCACATCTAATAATTCAGCAATAGGTTTAACACGTGATGATGCCATTCATATATTAAACCAACAGATTAATTTATATCAAATTAACTATTATTATAAATTATTTTAGTTATTAGTAATAACCAAAATAGATATATGTAAATCTAAAAATTAAAATTTATCGACAAAATTTCCTACTTTATCACCTACATTACGAGCGGCATCTTTTACTTTCTTTTCATATAAGTCCAATTTTCCTTTGAACAAATACGTAAAATAAAATGGGGTTGGACCACGAGAATACATCGTATATACGTCCATAGGTTTAAGTGGGTGGGGGTAATATCGCAATTCATTAATAAGACCATTGAATCCCGTATTCATATTCACATACAATGGAAAACTATTTGTACGACATAGGGACTCTAATATAACTGTTTTATACAATTTGCCGTCAATATATACTTCAACTGCTGTTTCATTGATAACAATAACCAAATGAAACCATCGCTGAATAGGAATATTCTCAACAATAATAGAATTTCCCGTTTCGCGCAAAATTTCCGGATTTTTAATTGGGTCCATCAAATGATTATTTACATTTTCAATCGTCCATGTAATTGCTTTTGTATTTTCAACAATTTCTGTTTCTTTGCGTCGAGCATCCGTTAAAATCATACAATCGTTCGTATCGGATTGATAAAAAGCCTGTTGAGCATTATCATCCAATTGTAAAAACCCTTTACATGAACATTCGGTTTGATTTGGTAATTTATGACCGACACTTTCCGTTATTTTTAAAGCTGGGTCTAAATAGGGCATAACCCCTTTTTTTTCTTCAATATTTTTCGATTTCTTTCTATCAATTGTATCAAATAAAATCGCCATAGAGTTAATATTTGGAAGCAACCATACAGCTGGCGCACACGATTTAAATTCTTCATCACCTTTATGGAAAACGTGTTTTACTTTTTCAGAGTTTTGACTCCAATCATTAATATATATCCACGTTGTATATGTAAAAGCAGAACCAAATGTAGGTGCGGGAATTAATTCATCTGAAACTTGTATTACTTCATTAGCACGTTTTACCTTAGTAATAAATACAGGTTCATTTTTTTCTTTTTTAACAAGCTCCTTGTATTTTTTAAAAAGTAAAACCAATATAATAAACCCAATAATGGCAATTGAACCAAAAAATACAGGCTTATTTTCGTAGAATTGTTTTCCATATGTCATTGCCATATTTTTAACGTTTTCGATATCCATATTAGATGACAATAAAACTATATATATTCTATTTATATATTTTTTTGATTAATATTTACAATAATTAATATCGCAAGTTATATTTACAACAATATATTCATTATCCATAATATATTTATAGATTATTCTGTATACGATGAATAACCGAGAAGTATGTATTATAGGATTTGGTGTCTCTGGGATTGCGGCGTGTCGATGGGCATTGTATTATGGTTTTACACCTATTGTATATGACATAAATGAAACATTCGGTGGTGTTTGGCTAACACATAATTATCCAGGATGTAAGCTTCAAACAAATCGATGGAGTTATTGTTTTAGTGATGAACCTATGCCTACAACATTCCCACTCTATCCTACAGGACAAAATGTGTATGATTACTTGACATCATATATTGCTAAACATAACTTGTTACAATATGTTCAGTTCAATACAGAAGTTTTATCTATTTCACAACAAACAGATGCATTGTGGCATATTGTATCAAAATGTAACAATAGAATCAATATGCATACAGTTCCGTATATGATTATTGCCGGTGGATTTTACGGAAATAAAAAAGATCGTATTGAAGGTAGTTTTATTCCAAGTGATTTTAGTAGGAATCTTATAAATGTCGCTGATTTTTTTAAAAATAAAAATGTGGTAGTCGCCGGAATTGGTCCAAGTGGTTGTGATTTGGCGTGTACAGCCGTTCAAAATAACGCAAAAAATGTATCAATTTTATATCGTAGTTCTCGTTGGATTTTTACACGCTATTTATGGGGGTATAGCTTACATTTTTTCACATGGCGTATTTTTCTATTTTTAGGGAATGTATTCCCACGTTCCATATTTCGCATTATGTTGATGATTTTATATATGATTCCTATATTTTCATTAGAGAGGGGTCAAATAGAATTTCCATTAGAAAAAGCTTGTCGAAAAAATATAACATTAAACGACCATATTTATACATATAAATCACAGGGTAAGCTTGCTATCATAAAGGACCACGATACACTTTCTACGCATAATTTTGAAAAGTACAAGCCTGATATTATAATTGATGCAACAGGGTATCCATCGGGAATTTCATTGTTGGGATATAACGATGAAATTCCTAAATTGTATAAAAATATCATAGTTCCTGGTCTTACTACGATTGGTTGTATTGGTTATGTAGCTAGTTTTAACTGGATTCAAACCAGTGATCTTCAAGCACGTTGGTTGTTTAATGTATTTTTAAATAAAATTACTTTACCATCAACGAAAATAGAACAATATCAATGGATTAGTACAGTTCGTCGTGAAGATTATCACGATTTAGCATATGAAATTTATGATTATTGTGAAATGTTATATGCTGATATGCCATATAAAAAACATATTCCATCGTGGCGTGATTGGATAACTACACCGGAATACGATAGATGGGTATAAATCATTTATTTATTCTTAATCGCCTCTTTATTTTCTCGAATCAATCGTTCCAAATTTGCTTTTTGTTTTGCTAATTCTTCATATTTGAATTTAAGTTCCTTGCCAGAATCACCCATTTGAATAATCTGTGTTTCTAAACTAATAACATTATTAAGCATCTTTTTCTTTGTTTCTTCATACGTATCGATCGCATTTTCGTCTTCTGCTGACATTAAACAAGAATCAACACCAGAATCAGAATTACCCCCACCTGGTAGTTTCTTTTTATCAACATTCCAACGAATAACGTCCCAGCGATTTTTATCACGTCGTGTAAAATTCCATAATTTTTGCCCAATAATAATAAGAAATAATACTGTCAAACTAAATATTGATATCATTAAAATTTTACCACAACGTAAAAAAATAATTAGTAAAAAGACAAGACTTAAGTACAAGAAGATTAAACGCAAAATTCCAATCCAATCCGTTTTACGTTTACTCGAATCTTGTGATATTT